ACAACCCGCAGTGCGCCGGGAACAGCCGCCGTTATCTTTGGCAGTTTAAGAATACGGCAAAGATCATAAACGACCCGTCTTGGGGATTTGATGATTTTGGGGGAGAATGCAAGAATCAGCTAGATGTTAAGCAACTCAGATATGTAGAGCAGGAATATGCCACGGTAGGAGAGACCCAATTCGTTATCAACACGATGGGGGAAGATGTTACGGTAGATGATGCTATTGATTATATCGCTGATAATATAGAGAACTTGTGTGATATCATAGAATCTAATGTAGGTATTACTGACGAGTTATGCGCTGCTATATCATTGCCAGAGGATCAAGACGGTATAAAGGCTCCCGATTTCCCTAGTGGATGTGATGATATCGAGAGGATAGAGACCAGGACTATATTGGATAAAAACTCTTTGGTGGATTCTAGGATTGATTTTACATATAAGTTGGCTAGTGATTATACGGAGACAGAGCCTACCACCTTAATACAAAGTAACGCCGAGTCACAAAGGAAATTTTCTGTATTGTGTGATTTCGATAATTACTCCAGTGGAGGTAAGAATATCATAGATCTGGTTCAAGAATGGCTGGATGGTCAGGATGAGGACAAATTCCCGTCTGATATAGATTCTTCCGCCTTGGTCTTGTGTCAGGATATGTCTAATGTCCGGCAGTTATATGATGAGGGTATATGTACTAATGGGTGTTCGGTAGGTGATCCTTACGTGAATCCTACTATTAATGATGTTCAACTACCCACGTTCCAAGGAGGTAGGTCATTGGGTAAATGTACGTTCTTATTCCAAGGCGATGGGTGGGAAGGCAAGAAGCATACCGAGACTATGCTTGATATATTGATGGATTCAATGAAAAAGTACTTCCCTCAATATGAGAGTCAGTTTGGTATTGAGAACGCCATGTGTCTTTTTGGTGATGGTGATAACTCTAAGTTCAATACCGGCATATCTACTGATTGGGAAGATCGTGTGTCTGTGCAGAATGATATTGACGCCAAGACCAATTGGTTCGGTAGAAGCAACTTGACTTATTTCAAGTTCTATCCACATGTATCCTCATACGCCAGATGGGTGGAGTTGGATTACGAAAAATACGTAAGCGGTTTATCCGATCCTGATAACGGTATTATGTATATAGAGATGATGGGTAGCTATAATTATCCGATCGGTGACTCATCATCATACAACAAGGTTCGTATAACATTTTTCTCGGATAAGGAAGGTACCGTGGCTCCTAATCCTTTGGCTAATGATGCCAAGAAAGGTGTTATAGTGAATTACGTGGATCATAAGATATTTATGATGCCAAAGTACTTGTTCTGGAATGATGACAAGACTACTTTCCATAAGATATATGTTTGTATTGAGCCAGCGGTATGTGTGTTCTTCACCGGTTTCGCCATGAGGCAGGACATGAAGGAACTTGCAGGATTCTATACGGCCGGCACCGCCATTTTCCCTGCCCCGTTCTGTTTTGGCATTCGGCCACTGGAGGTGAAATACGTATTCTTCTTTACGAAAGAACTGAAATTAAGGAGATTTGTCACATATGAGGCGAAATGCATCTCATGTGGAGATAAACCCGCTGATTGTGCTCCTAGACCTTATCAGTATGGTGATTTTGGTTATTGGGAATCTATCAATAAGTATCCGGCTAATTTTGAGTTGTATGATTCAAGTAAGATCGGGATATCGTCGGGAGGATCGAAGAGGAAGGATATAATAGATTCTTTGACGAAATACTATGGGTCTCCTAAATCCGTTGAGGGTAAGTCTTACTTCACTGGTAATGGGGATAACGCTGAGTACCCCAATACGTCAACCACATTTTGTCAGAAACCTATACGTCATTACAAGTTCCCGGATAACTCTGTCGCTCCTTTTATGGGTAATCCGTCTCAACTGACCGGTCAATATGGAGTTGACTCCTATATTTATCCTATGGGGGTGATGCTTGATGACGATATCGTTAATGAGTTTCTGGATATAGCGGTAGAGAATGGCCTTATAGATAAGGATAGAAGGGATTCCATAATAGGATATGAGTTGTATAGGGGCGATAGGACATTGGATAAGAGCGTTATCGGTACCGGTCTGGCTTATGATATGTTTAAGTACGATGATCCCGACGGATCGGCTAACCTTTATCCTAATTATCCTTACAATGATTTGTCTGATGATATGTATATCTATAAGGATATTAATCGTGAGAATTTTATAACGCATCCGTTTAACAGGAAGGGTAATATCTGGTATTCATTCTTAAGCCCTGATATTGCCTTCAACAAGCCTGATGCTCCCACTGAGTGCCTTGTTGATGGTTATCAATTAGGTAAATCCTCCGGTATATTCAGGGAGGTGGAGGATCACCCTAAATGGACGATATTAGGAAGTAAGGCTTATAGTATGGCAACGTCATTGGCTACGGTGGAGGCTATGGCTAATTTAATATCCGCTATAGCTGAATATACATATCAATCGGCGTCCCAACAATATGTCGGTGGAGGCGTGTTTTTTTTAGCCAACCCTGTCGGCATAGCGCTGACGGCTATCCGTCTGGCTACAGGTATCGCCAAGGCTACCTCCCAGTCTGTCGTGGATATAGGGAAGTACAGGTATCAGTGGTTAACGGCCTTGATAGATAGGGGACCTAGATGGAATTACGCTTATTATTATACTTCTGTCGCTCATTATAATCTATTTTACCAAAAAACAGGGGCATCAGAGTTGCGTGGATTATCTACGGCTAAGTATATTAAAAGCGGATTGTATCCGGTAACGGATATCTCATCACAAGGGAAAGTAGTAGGCGGTAAGCCTATAGTTGTAAATAATCTCGATCGTGAGCATTCGTTGTTCATGTCATTTGGTATGGATAAGTATATGCTTGAATATCCGAAGTTGGTTTCAAGTTATGATACCAGCCGTATTCAGGATGAGTGTAATATTCGTAACGATGAGGTGGCTGGTATGACGCCTCATTTTATGACACGTGAATCTTTCGTATCCTGCCCCTATATGAGGATAAAGAAATATTCTCCAGCTCAATACGGACAGATAGAGGATATCAGGTGGGTGTCGTTAGGCGGGTGCGGGTTGATGGATGAGGATAAGCGTAAACCTGTTTTTGGAGGTGATGTGTTTATATCCAGATTCTCGCTTAAAAGAAAAATGCCTATGTTTTACTTGACCCAGTTTGGTCAGGGAGATATGATACCATTCCCTTACTACGACTATAGGAATATCGGGTATCCACGTTATTTTGTTAATTATGATACCGGGGAGGATTATCTTAATAAGACTGACACGGATACTGGATCGCTATATTCGTTCCCTAGCCGTAAGAGTGCTTATGAGATGGCTTGCAAGACCGGGGATATGTATCTTAGTGGTCGTTTCTTTCTGTATTTTTACGGCATACCTCAGTTTTTAGTGGAGTCTGAGATTAATTGTAATTTCCGTATAGCTGGACCTGAGCCTTATGAGGGATTCTATCCAGAAGTAGGGGATTATATATCATGGACCCAAGAGCGTAATGTCCCTATATCAAGGGATAATGTGTTTAAGATGAGTCCTGTGTACAAGAATCGTTTTACGCTAGGCGGAAGGTCATTACCAGAGACGTATGATAGCAATTTTTGGGACTGCGCCTACCAAAGACCCAACGGCGTCATATGGAGCACCGCCGACGTTTCAGAGAACGGCATGACCGATCCTTGGCTGTCGTACAAGCCTATGGATTACCATGAGTTCAAGACCTCATTTGGGAAACTCATAAGCATGAAGGGGATAGAGTCGGATCAGATATTAGCCCGCTTCGAGAATCAGGTAGGGTTGTACAACGCCATAGACGTGTTGGCGGAGAGAATATCCCCGGAGAATAGCGAACTAGGGACAGGTGGTCTTTTCGCCTCTCGTGGTATCGAGTATAATAATACGACGTTAGGATATTCCGGGACCCAGAGCCGGGATATGATCAGTTGTGAATTTGGGCATTTTTGGGTCGATTTAAGGCGTGGTCAGGTATTCAAGGTAGATTCTAATGGCAGGAATCTTACGGAGGTCACACCGGGGCTTAGAAACTGGTTTAAGGAGCATCTTCAGATGAAGATCATCCGTAGCCGGATATATAACGCCGATACGGATGCTGAGCTGTCTTATTATGATATCGATAACAAGTTCTTTGGTATAGGTCTGTCCATGGGTTGGGATAATCGTTTCAAGAGGGTATTGATAACCAAGAGGGATTACATACCGGTAGGGAATCCAAGCGAGTACCAATTCAGGGGAGGCCGGTTCTACAGGAACGGGCAGGCGGTGGAGCTTTCGGACACCAGCCATTTCACGGACGTCTCTTTTACCGTTGGATATAATTGTTTGAAGGGTGAGTGGAAATCATATTTATCGTACACCCCGGATTATTATATCGAGCATCAACATTATTTCCAGTCCGGTAAGAATTACTCTAACGATAGTCGGGAAGTGGGATTGTGGTCTCATGGCTTAACCAATCAATCGTATCAGGTATTTTATGGTAAGCTATATCCGTTTGTTGTAGAAGTCCCGGTACGTGAGCAGTATGTGAATAAGATCCTTACGAACTACCAATATCGGATGGATGCCAGAAGGTATCAGGATGAGGTTAATTATCAGGTTAGAAGAACAACTGGATTTAATAAGGCATGGTTCTATAACGATACCAACAACAGTGGAGAGCTTAGGATGACCATCGCCGATAAGAACGACATGAGCCAGCGCCTAAGATATCCTATAACTAACGACGATAGCCGTGATATACTGGTGACGGAAGTGGACCAGAAGATCAATATCAACGACTACTTCAACGAGGTTAAGGACGATACTAATAACCTACCGGTATGGATCAAGGATGTGAATGACATTGACCGGAAGATCGATCCTAGGGCTGTCGATTATCACCGGAGGTGGCGTGATCGTCTTCGTGGCGATTGGTTCTTGGCAAGGTTCGTGAATGACATTGAGAGCCGGTTCAAGATGATAGTGCGTTGGTTTAGCAATGAGGAGAAAGTTTATTGATTTAGGTGATTATATACAACTTTACACCACAAATGTACCGAATTATTT